ATGTCCGCCAAGAAAACTTTTTTTGCAAGTAATTTAAAGTACCTTAGATTAAAAAAGAACATGGAACAATTAGAACTTGCTAATCTCCTAGGACGAAAAAGCTCTTCTTCAATCAGTGAGTGGGAAAAAGGAAAATATACTCCAAAATCTGGTCTATTAAGTGATATTGCTGCTATCTTTGATGTTAGTTTAACCGCCCTAATGGAAGAAGATTTAACCTTAGAAAGTAAGGGAGTCTCTTATCAGTTGCCACAACGAGAGTTAGCGATGATTTCAGAACAATTATCCGAAAATAACTACACTAAGTGGGTTGACTTCGCACAAATTCTTTTAGAACAACAAGCTAAAGAAGATCGTGAATTAGATAACCACTAAGTCGGACTAGTCTATGACAAAAATAATCCATTTCTAGACTTATCCTGTCATTAGCCAGACCCTTGCTGCTAATCCATCTTATCCATAGCGACTTTCTTACTGATACAGGCTAGTCTACTAACTGACATTGTTTTTATTGCCTCTTTTTATGTGTTATAATAGTTAGTATTAAATTAAGGAGAGTATAGTCTTATGATGAATATGCAGAATATGATTTATCATATTTTAGGTAACTTTGAATAACTTAAAAAGCCTTTAAATAAAGGCTTTTTTTGATTATCTTTTTAAATAGCATTTAAATAAACGGAATTAATTAAAATATTTTTGTCCCTTTTTTGTCCCTTTCACCTCAATTCCATTAGCACTTCTCCCGCTACTTCAACTGTCATAACCTCCCACGGTCTCACAGGCTCACCGGGCAAAACATAATCAAAAATCTGTCCGTTTTTACGCACGATCATAACTGTGTCTGCTGTGATATATCCCTTGTCAATTGCTTGTTTAAACTCGTCGTATGTTAGCATTTTTACCCTCCTACTTATTTATTCGTATTTTACAGGAAATAATATAATTAAATTTAAAGGTCGTTTAAATTTAATTAACATCTTTTTTGTTACAAACTAAAATATTGATTGTTAGCGAATATTAAATAAAAAGAAATTTTAGCGTAATATTATTGATAAATTAATTTTATTAATTTTAAGTTTTTTTAATTTAAAGTGATATAATTAACCTGTAAATAATAAAAGGAGGACATGGATATGTCTAAATCAAATCGTCGTACTTGGCAAGGTTTAGTTGTTATTTTAATAGCTATTCTCACCACTTTTACCACAAGTACTGTTACGGCAGCCAGAAAAATTAGAAATTTCCCTGATACCACGGAAATTTTGTTAGGAACGAAGGCGACTGAGACACCAGGAATCTTACCATTCACTGGTAGCTACCAATTAGTTTTGGGCGATCTTGACAATCTGCAAAGGCCAACCTTCGCACACATCCAGCTAAAAGATCAAGATGAGCCTAATATTAAACGAAAAGGACTTAAATTCAATCCTCCTGGCTGGCATAATTACAAATTGACTGACGCTAATGGAAAAACAACTTGGTTAATGGACCGTGGCCATTTAGTTGGTTACCAATTTAGCGGCTTAAATGACGAGCCTAAAAACCTAGTTACAATGACAAAATATCTTAATACTGGCTTTAGTGACAAAAATCCTTTAGGAATGCTCTATTATGAAAATAGATTAGATAGCTGGTTAGCTCTACACCCTAACTTCTGGCTAGACTATAAAGTTACTCCTGTTTATCATAAAAATGAGTTAGTTCCTCGCCAAGTAGTTCTACAGTATGTTGGAATTGATGAAAATGGAGATCTACTTCAAATTAAGTTAGGTAGTGAAAAAGAAAGTGTAGACAACTTTGGAGTAACATCAGTTACATTAGATAACGTATCTCCTTTAGCTGAATTGGATTACCAAACAGGAATGATGCTAGATTCAACTCAAAACGAAGAAGATAGTAATTTAGAAACCGAAGAGTTTGAAGAAGCGGCTTAACATAAACTTATACTTAATAAAAATATCTAGATTGTGAACATTATCCCAAATGTTAGATTATTTATTTAATATTTGGGGTAATTTGTATAAAGTTAAATTTTGAAGAAAAATTAGTATAGGCTACTATCTGTGCTATTTTTTAAAAAAACAACGTCTATTTAGAAAGTCCCTTAAATAGGACTTTGAGAAATTAGTCTGTTTTAACGGCCTTTGTTGAGGATGATTGAATCGAGTAATATGTATAGTAGATTGAAAGAAAAAGGGTGATTTTATGAAAAGGTCCAAAAAAGCATCGTTACTTAGTGTTATTGTTGGAATGGCTTTAGCTGTGATACCAATTTAGATTGTTAATTATGACAATGAACTTATCGTTCTTTTAATGAGTATTTTTTTTAATGGGATAATTGTTTCCGCTTTTGAACTTATTAAAACATATGATGGTTTGCAGGAAGAATATAAAAAGCTAACTGTAGATAGATGGAAGAATACTATTTTACTGGCTTTCAATTCATTATATTTTGCTTCTATTTTGACAAATAGTCTATCAAATAATTTATCGACCATTTTATCAACTAATCGTTCTGACAAAGTAAGTGCAATATTTCTTACAGGTTGTTCTATTTTAGCACTACTTCCATTCCTCCTTCATAGGTTAATAAAACGAGAAATAGAAATTGAAAATGAAAGAAAAAAATTAAAAAAATAATTACTTATAACACAAAAAACCGCCCTCAATCAAGAGAGCGGTTGGCTTTTTATTTAAAGAGACAGTGACTAACTACAGTTGTTAAAACAAGTAAGAACATTAAAGAAAAATAAAATGAATGTCTCATGAGAAAATGACGCCATTTATGCCGACACCCATTATCACATTTTGCGGAATAGCAGTTACCAAAATTTTTACCTGTAATTCTAGCTACCCACAGCAATAAAGAATACATCAATGTCAATACACCGATTAGCATTAGACTTGAGACAGTAATCATCCTTGATAAATCAAGAGTCTGAAGATCATTACCAATGTCAAATATCGCCCTTGCTACATCTATCCCACCAAACATAACAAAAACAAAAGCTGAAAACACTCCTAAGATAGCAATAAAGTCTGTGTAGATTGAAGATTTTGTATTCCGAACATCATCCACTCCTTGCTTAACTTTTTGCAAAACACCGTCAGTCTCTGCGGATTGTTTTTTTAATTCGTCATTTGTAGCTGCAAGGTTAGAAGTTTCTTTTGCTAATGTGTTTAGCTCAGGGATAATCTTCTCCAGAACATCTTTAGCTTCTTGAGAGTTTTTAAGTATAAATTTTTTCTGAGTTTGAGCTAATGAATAATTGCTTTTTATTTTATCGAGGTTTTTTATCAAAATATCTTTTTGTGTATCAGTCCCTGAAAATTCCGAAATAATAAAGTCGATATTTGAGTTTAATTTCTCATTTTCTTCAACGCTATCTTCGTGACTATACACATATTCAGCAATTATTTCATAAGGAATTGTGACATTATCTTTAGCCATTTCCCTATGATAAACCTTTAATAAAGTGTCTTGATTATTTACTGGTGCTTTGCAAAAATTAGCATCTAGTAATAATTCCATAAACGCTGGAGCTATTGTACCCATATTTTAGCCCCTGGATTATGTCCAAAAAAGTCTTTTATTTCTTCGATTGTATATTTAATTCCTTGGACACCGTCCATTATTCTATCCTCATACTTTTTCCAAGGTGTATGGTCGTGAGTAATATCAACAAGTTCGAACGGACCGAACCCATGCAGAGCATCAACTGTATTCTCAATCAATTGAGTATTCTCTACTTTTTGTGAGTCATATTCAGTTATCTCTAAGTCAGATAACTCCCCGAATGGGCTGACGCTGAATTCAACATATTCCATAATCATCTCGTCTGTAGAAATGGAAAAAGCTCCAAAACGTTTATATTCATGATAGACATCAGGAACAACCGGTCCATACTTCCACTTTTCCATACTCTCTTCAAAAAGCGGAGTTCCATTTTCAAGAATGTTTCTTACATTAACGAAGTATAATAATTTTTGCAATTTAAGGTTATTAATTTTGTAGCCTTTTTTATTTGAATACTCAATTATATAATTTGCAACAAATAACGCATGCATCTCAATTACACCTCCTTTTTCTTAATTATAACATATTTGTCAAGTACTATATCTTGTTAGCTAAAAAGTTAGCTAACACTACATCTTGATTAGGATACCAAAAAACAGCCCCCGCAAAAAGCGAGGGCATTTGTCTTATCTAATTTAATTTACCCCAAATACTGATGCGGTTGCCATCCTTATCAGTCTGCCCAATAGCTAGGTAGTCACGCATACCTGAATCTCCAACATAGCTAATCCAGTAATAGCCATTAGCGTAGCCCTCACTATCAAAGCTAACGGTATCGCCTTGCTTATAGCTACCTACTACTTCACTGGCTAGGCTTGGCCAACGTCTAATATTAATCTCTGCGACATCTAGGGTAAAAGTACCTGTTTTTGGTATCTCTACGATAGTGTCAGACGTTTGCGGCTCGGTTCTGACTGGTTGCGTGACTGTATCCCCTTGATATGGGGGGTAAAACCAACCTATCACGCCAGTAAAGTCACGAGTGTTAAAACGAGCTGGTGCACCGACATACAAAGCATCAGGATTGCCATCAATGTTTTGCTCGACAGTGCGCATGGTGTAACCGTCACTATCCTCGATAACAATTCCCGTATGTCCAAATTGGTGATACGGCACTGATTGGACAAAAAATGCTCCCGTCAGTGGATTTGCATCTGTCGGCATGCGGTGGACTTCCCATCCTAAGGCTGCTGCACTATCTAGTAAGTCAATCGCATTTCCCCAAAGGTCCACATCAAACCAGTGCTTTGCTGCATAACAAGGCACATCTGCACATTGCCAGCCCGCAAAACTATCTTTGTCAACACCCATACCAGCATTGGCCAAATTAATAAAAAATTCGATAACTTCTCGACATTGAGAACTAATCATTTTCTCCTCCTTATTACTTTTTAAGACTTCGGCATCCCAAAACTGCAAGCCATTCTCCTTGATAATTTGGATAAGTAGCTCCGCATAGCCACTCGCTGTGGCATAACCTGCCTCCTTGATAGCATGACAGGCCTTTTTGTAATCAGTCTCACCAACGACTGCCTTATAGCGTGGATTGTCGTTTAAAAATTTGCCGTGATCAAGAATTGACTCATCCCAACTACCGTAAGCCCTAAAGCGGTCTACAATATCCGTCACAACTCCTGGTTGATACTCCTCTTGCGTCTTAGTATCAAATGACTTACCAGTCCAAGAGCTATCAGCCTTAATCCCAAATAAAGCGTTATGTGGGGCATGTTTACCCCACCCGCTCTCTAAGATAGCTTGTGCTGCGGTCAAGGATGGCAAGATTTTGTACTTAGCCCAGCCATCTAAACAGCCTTGTTTAATTTTATCTAAAAAGGTCATCTGTCCTCCTTATCTAAAAACGGATAAAAGATAAGAGCAACCACAGATAATGGCACATACAGTATTGCGATTGCTATAACTAACGCTAATCGTGTGATTGCTCGCATGTCCCCTCCTATTGTTTTGGTTCATGGTAAGTCAATGCTTGCTCACTGTCTGACAGGCCTTGTGTGGTTGGATCTGTGACAACACCGAGCAATACTAAAAGCGTCACAGCTGTGTTAGCAATATCCGCAATATTGGATGGCAGTTTAATACCTAATTGCTGTGCCAGTAAAAAGATAGCTCCCAAAATAGCCATCAAAGTTACTTTGTTTTGTAGTCGTAATTTTAAATTGATCATTTGATTTCTCCTCTCATCATATCTTTTAAATCTTTAACATCATCTGTTAAATTTTTAATTTGCTCTGTCATTGTAATCAACGTTTTATTTTGCTCAGCGTGCTCTTCAAGCCGCCGAGCATTTTGGCGTGTAACAATTTTTAAATGCTCTACCTCAGACTGCAACAATGTAATATCTGTCGCATGCTTGATAGATTTTGCATTAAAAATATTGTAAGTCGTGACGATAGCTAAAATAAAGCCACCAACGCCAAATATCAACTCTGTTGCCATAAACCACCTCTAATCTTGTTTAACCAAATCAGCGTACTTGATAACTGTTACTTTGGCTTCTGACTCTAGCTCCTCTAAGGTTTGTTTGTCATACTCAAATGCTTCGTTAACGTGTACAAAGACTAGATTCCCTTCGCCTGCTTCACCGTCTTCCTCTTTAGTACTGTCGACCACCGTAAAGACATCATAGGCTTGATACTCACCTTTTTCGGCTGGCTCGATTAGCTCAAGCATGCCTTTATAAATGTCAGGATCAATCTTGCCGCCGCTCGTTAACATGTGGATGGTTTGCAAGTTAATCATTCGCTGTGTACGCTCTGCGGACACCTTAGCTAATCCTGCGGCTGTTTGGGCTGTTTTAGCGGTCTTAGCGGTTTCCTGTGAGATTTTTTCAAGGTCGTCTACTTTTTGCACGGCTTCGCCCATTGCAATTTCAACGTATTCAGATTTTTTAAATTCTTCCAAAGCGGCTTTGATAATCTCTGTGTCATTAGTTGAGGTTAAGTCTTGCTTAATAAGTTGCGGGATAACAGCTCCATCCTCAGCAGCGATAATAATATGTGTGCTTGCGACTGCTCCTGTGCCATCAAGTTGTGGATATTTTCCTGTTACTTTCCAATTTCTCATGTTTATTTACCTTCTTCCTTCGGTGCTGTTGCTTCATCCAATTGTGCGTTTAGTTCTTCCAATTCGATTTCATGCTGTGCTTTTAATTGAGCATTTTCTAGCGTTAAATTAGCAACTTTAAGTGCTAAATCGTTAATAATTTTACCTAATAATTTTTCTTGCATTGTTTCTCCTAATTTATCCTATGCGGTTAGCCCAACCACCTGTACCTATATAGCCAATTTTAAGTGCTAAATCTTTTAACATCATGGCTACACGTTCGCCTTGCACATAGATATCTCCAACGTGGATTTGGGCTATCTTACGATCAGCTCTCCCTATGACATGCTTTATACCTCTGTCATTTTGAGGGATAAGGTAAGCATATCCTGACGTTGTTGAGTCAAAGAGCCATGGACTACGATTTTTATTTCCATAGATTGCTACACGGTTACCAACTAATTCAACAAAACTTGTCGATTGATAAGATGACTTCCCGTTCCAAATTCTTATGCCTCCGAAGGTTTTATTTTCATGGTTTTCTGACCCATCGCTATTAGAGCCTATAACCGTCATTGCAGCTTGCATGTTACCTATCTCAGATATAAAGCCTGACTTTGTCATCTTTATAAACTGACTAGCTGTACTGCTATCGATACGTCTCATGGCTGACTCATTTGTGTAATGGTTGATTTGACCGCTTTGCAAGTCTATTGTCATCGCACCATTACGAGCCTTAATAACTTTACCCTCAAGCAAATCAGTGATAGCATAGCTAATTCTTGCCTTGATAAAATTAGCGTCTAAACCAACAATACTGCTAGCTTTGAGATTAATCACATTGATTTTGTTTGCATCGATTGTCCCACCGATAATCTGGTCGGCTCTTAGCTTGATAAACTCCCCTAACTTAGCCCCAAAAGCTCCATTAACTGTCGTATTGCCATCAAGAGCGATGTTTTTACCAGCTATTTGCACACCGCGGGAATTCAAGTTAATCGCTGAGATAATATCGCTGCCAGACATTTTACTTTGCGGGATTTTGTCTTTAATCGCAAGCATGATACTGTCGCCAGATTGCCGCAAGAGGGACTGTATTTTTCCTAAGGTCACAGACTGATTTATCAAGCTTTTTAGCTGTGTAAAGTTAGAGGAGATAGTGTTATCCTGATTGGATATCCTGCGCTCATAACCCGCTACAGTCTCTCTCAAACTGTTGTAATTACCCTCTGCGGACTGTAATCGTCGTTGGTAACTGTCTAGGCCCTGTTGTACACGACTGACAGCACCTTCACGGTTACTTATCTCTTGTGAGATTTGCCTGGCAGTTGCTTGTTGCGTTGATTGCAACCCACTGATTTTTGACTCCAGCTCTACGCGCATACCTTGATTACTATGAGTAAACTCAGCTCGTAAGCCATCGAGCTTGCTTTCATAGGCCTCTGTAGTGCCTGACGAGGTAGTGGTTATTTTAGCGGACAGCTTGCGTATCTCGTTATCATACCTTTGATACAAGCCTTGAGCGGTTGTTTGTATCTCAGCTTGTAAGCCGATTTTATCACTACGCATGGTGGCTTTGAGACCATCTATGCCCAGCTGATAGCTAGCTGATAGCTTTTTATCAGCGTTTTGATACTCTCGCCTTATACCGTTGATAGACTCATTGATAAGTGCTAGCTTTTTGCCAGTCTCCTCTGTGATACGAGTAGCCACACCTTGTGCGGAGTTGACTATCTCGGTCTTGATCTTACCGTCGTAGTATTCCTGCAACATACCACGGTTAGTCAGCTTGATTTTTGACCAAAGCTTAGAGACTTTGGTGTCTGTCAGCTCTAAATTAATAGATCTCAAGCTTCTAAGCATCTCCTCAAGGCTTTTAAAGACGCCTGTTGACTTACCACTACCCTCAACGACAACAGGAGCAACATAGCTAGTGGCTTGATTCCCTCGCTCAATCATGACTTGATTAAAGTGAGCTGTCCCTAGACAGTTGCTGGCTAGTCTGACTTTTTGGTTATCATCTTGTGCAGTAAACGTGTAGTGCATACGACCATCTGGTCCTATGACGAGTTTTGACTCGTCTAAAATAAGTGTTGGGTCTCTGCTCAATTTATCCTCCTTAATCTATTTTTTTTGTATGAGCTTTTTTAACTCATCAAATTTTTCATCTACGTATTTTTTAGTCACAGCATGTTCGTTAGATGTTGGATTTTTAACTGTTAGATTACCATCCACGATTGAATCTGCATATGAGTGAAAGCCACCATCTGGATTTACATAAAATTTGTCTTCATTTTTATTTCTAATCCTAAGCAGCTTCCCTGTCGTGCCTGAGGATGAATTGATGAAAATGCCTTGTGCAGCAGTACCATCTCCACCGCCTTTCTTTTTTTTAACGATATCAATAGATAACGCTGCAGCGTTTTTATCGTATTCTTTGTCAACGCTTGGGTTTTCGTGTGTGATTTTGAGCGTTCCCAATGCTTTTTCGACGCCTCTAATTTGCATCGCACTACCGCCTTCGTTAGCACTGGTTATATTAAGTGCCGAGGAAAAATTGGGGGTGGGTGGCTGACGCATTACAATATTTACAGCATTAGTCTTACCTCTGTAGTCCACAAATTGAACTGACTGATCAAACGTATCTTTGTTAGAACGTAAAATCATCAATGGTCCATCAGTAGTATCTTTATTTGTATACATCACCATAGCAGCACCTTTCGATTTAGACATATCAATGTTAATCGCTCCTCCTGTAGAAGATGACTTCTCAATACCACTATTAGGTTTAAGCCGTAGTTGTCCTGTCACTATGCCACCTGCCAAACTCAATTTTTTGTCTAGCTCTATTTTGGACTCTGCTTTTAAGTAAACAGCGTTTTTATCTGCTTTGCTTGATTCTAATTTGGTGATTTTACTATTAGTTTCTTCTTTTTGTGCAAACGCACCTAGATCTGGTTTATTAAGGTACTTAAGCTCACTAAATCGGCTTTTACCATCACCAAACTTAGCATATCCTGTGTCGGTCTCAAAGCCTATCTCACCCTCAAGTAAGATGACAGCACTGCTAGCCCATTCTTTGGCAGTCATCCGCTTAAATTGGACTCGTAGCGGTATAGTTTCTGTCATTTTTTACCTCCATCTAAAATTATTTGTGGGCTGTCTGACCATGTCCCTGTGATTGCGGCATCCTTACCATCCACAACCTCTTTATAAGACATCTCTAGAGCCATATTTTGCACCTCTGACGCATTTAAATCTATTTGCTTAGATTTATACCAAGTACCGCTTAAAGTAGCTGAGTAGCTCAAAGGATAGACGTTGATGACCTCTGTGTCCTTAATTAGAGTAAAAGTCTCAGACTCCATTTTTGCCTTAGTAGGTGTCAGTACCAGTTTAACTCCCTTATTATTAGCTTGGGTCAGCGTGATAGCCACTTTTTGGAGCAGCTCACAAGTCTGGCTAAAGCTAATCGTGTAGGTCTCGCCACGCTTAAAACCACCGTCGTTGGCTTCTACCTCGATGTAATCCTCATCAATTTTTTTAACACGGTTAGGGTCGCCAACCAATAAATTTTTGTTGTAGCGGGTCTTACCGTCTGTACCGATAATCTCGGCATTTAGACGTGCCGTCTCGCTTGTCTCGCTGACCTTGTTTTTTAAGTCATCAAAGTTTTGCTTAAGAGACGGGATGTCATCAACTTTGATAGCCTCGGTGATTTTTTTGATGGCTTCTTCCGGTAACGTTAGGTTTTTGAGGGTGGCTCGGAACTCTTCAAGCTCTTTATCGGTGCGTTCATCAACTTCTTTGATTTGTTCTTTCAAGGTGTTGAATTGCAAGCCTTCTTGCTCAACCTTCTTTTTAAAGTTATCAAATTCAAGGTTAACTTTGCGCCAATTGTCTTCCATCTCCTTTTTGCCAGTCTCGATGCGTTTTTCGATGCCTTGCAAAAATTCCTGAAATGTCATCCCTAAGTCTGTGATAGTCTCTAAAGATTCATCTATCATGTTTTGGACAGCCTCTTTACGAGACCGTGACTCACGATTTTGGACAACGCTGTAATCACCAAGTGTTACGACTGACCTGTTAAAATTAAGCTTGTCAATATCAATCTCATCAACCCGAGTTTCAAAAGCTATTTTTACCTCATCATAGATAATGGCTACTGAGTCGCCTTTCCACGTCTCTGGACCAATGTCTAAGATTTCTGCCTTGTAAATTCTGATAGGGATTGACAAACGCTGCAATTCTTCCCAAGTTGCTTTTAAGAGTTCTGTCTTATCCTCGATTTCCTCATTGACAAAGACACCCCAGCGGTGTTTTAGCTCACCATTTTGAGACAAGCCGTATTCTTCCCTTGCACTATCTAGTGCTACAAAGTTTTGACCAGCTGGTTTGTCTATCGGGTCGCCTTTTTCGACCGACCAGACAACATCAGTAAATTCGATTCTTCGACCGTAGCCTTGCCGCCTTTCTTCCTGTGGCAAGTGTCCCTCGACATCTTTAGGCTCAGCTTCTTCGTGTTGGATTTCCTCGCCTTTGCCTCGGCCAATCAAGCAGGTTACGATGTCATCTGTTGATTCCTCGTAGACGACTTTTAGCAGGTTGTTGCCATGTTCAAATTGCTTTCCAGTCGGCTTACCAAAACGCTTCTTAAGGTCGATATAGCGACTAGTAATTTTGTTATTGACAAAGGTGTATCTAACATTAAATTCGCAGTTAAAAACTTCTACAACCTTAATCAGAGCCGCTCGTGGACTGATGTAGTAATAACTAAGTGTTCTAACCTCAGAAATTCCTTCAACTTTACCAACTTGGTAGCCTGTGTCCACTAAAGCATCTTCAAGACAAGCATCTGCGGACGATTGCCTAAATCGCTTGTCTTTGATAATGGCAATGGTGTCGAGGTCGCTCTCAGCTTTGTCTAAGCCTTTATAAAATTTACTGTCTTCTAGGTTATAATCAATAACTTTAAAAAGTTTGAAGACCTCTCTTTCCTCGTCTGGGACTTTATGGAAAAAACCAAAGTAGACAAAAGGCTCAATGTCATAGTCAATTGGCACTTCAAAACTAGCTTGGTCCCAATCATTGTTTTTGACCTTAAAATGCCACGATAGCAAGTCCTGATGGCCAACTGTATCAATTAATTGCTCCAGTTTATCAAAGAGATAAATCATAGATAAACCTCCCTAAACTCTGCAGTTATGGTGGCATTGTCACATTTTAAGGTGTTTACACCTGGTCTCAATTCAAAATAGCGACTGTTAACCATATCTAAATCGCCAAGGATGTTGCGGCCGTTCTGGGTAATTTTACCTGTGGCCATATCAATCTTGATTTCGTCAATGGTATAAGTACCAGTCAGTCTGATATACTTTTGACTTTCGACATGTAGCAGCTTGATTTCTTCTGTTGGTGATGAGAGGTTGAGAGTGATGATAGGTTTTGTATTGAATAAGCCATCATTTTGAACAACATCCCCTTTTTTGGTTTTTATACCAGACATTTTAAATGGATCATAACAGATAAAAACCAAGCCAATAATTTGTTCGTTAGAAACTTCTTCTGGGACATCTTTAGATTTAAAGATGCCTAGATAATTTCTGTCAGGTTCGTCTGAAAATGATAAAAAAACTTGATTGTGACTAACAATTAATTTGTTTAATTTTTCATATTGTAAACGCATTGACTTGTTATCTTTTCCACTGATTTTAGCTTTTATTTCTAGTTTTCTGACTTCAACTGTGGCATTGTGGAAATACTCTCCGTTTCGTCCTAACACACTTGTTGTTTGATGTTCTAAGTCCACCACATCACGACCAGAAACAGTCAATGTCCTAAAGGTACCGAAACCATTATTGAGTTCGTCTTCTAATACCTTTCCACCAATTGTTGTCTTTAAATTAAAAGTAACTTTCGGAGTACCTCTGATAGTATCGTTAAATTCGTACATTTTACTCCTTTCAAAAAAACTAAGAGAAACAACTACCAGCTGCTTCTCTTTAGTCTGATTTTTTCAATTTTTGCTTGTTGATTAGTGATGTCACTTACAAATGCTTCGTATTCGTTTCCGCCTAAACTAAAGTTTATATACGCTGGTTGAGCTGTATGTACAAACTCTTGTTGCTGCGATAACGATTGCGAACTCTCTGATTTGACAACACCTTGGAATTTAGCTCCAATGCTAGTCAGTCTATCTGCGATATTAAAATCAAAGCTATTGATGCTATCAAATAACCCGCCAACAGAGTCGTCAACGACATCAGCGTTTTTGTCGATACCCATAGCTACCCCTTGCGGGATATATTGACCAACTCGTTTTGCAAACAACCTTGACGGCGAATGAATCATCGCCTTGGCTCTTGCTGCTCTCTCGGCTTGTGCTACAAGGGCGTTTGCTGCAGCTGTTACAGCTCCTAGCGCTGAATACATTCCTTGCGCAAGCCCTTGTCCGATGTACGCTCCAGCTTGACGCATAGGACCAGCTCCCGCGTTGGCTCTTGATACCGCAGCATTAACCATGCTAGAAATAGCATTAATAACAGCACCTTGTTGAGAAGATAGCCCCCGAGCAAGATTTTGTCCTGAACGCTGTCCCGATTGTCTCATTTGTTGCTCTAGTTGAGACCCAAATGTCCTAGCCTGAGATAGCATTCGAGATAAGATTGATTGCATTTGAGAGGCCGCTTGATTAAATGATGTTATAATGCTGCTTACTATTGTAGCCATGGCAGATTGAATCATAGATTGCATGCTAGCAAATGCTGACGAAACAACTGTTGTACTAGAAGCAAAAGCTTGTATTTGACCAACAGTTGCTGTCGCAGAAGCCCCTATTTGGCTAAAGCCAGCTGATACAACAGAAAGCACAGCTGATAAACCAGCTATTGATGCAACTAGCGCTCCTGTTGTTGCAGATAAGCTCATCAAATTAGCATTGAACGCTGCTATTGTAGGACCGGCAGATGCTAAACCTGTACTAAATGTTGATGATTGAGCAACAAACGCGGCAAAGCCAGCGCCAGCTTGTGCTAGAGCTGGTGTTATTGTCATTAGTTGAGCTTTAAACATAGTGATTGGAGCATTAATTGCAGCCAATCCAGTCACTGCTGCCACCGCCTGAGTAGTAAATGTGGTAAACCCACTCGCTGCCATCGTTAGGACTGGCGGTAGAGTTGCAACTGCTGTCTTAATAGTTGCCATGGTGGTGGCAAAGACTGTTAATCCAGTAATTGCTATCGTAGCACTTGTTGCTAGACGTGTCATACCATTGGCTACCTTGCTCATAGCAGAACCTAATGTTGTCATTTCGCCAGCTGAGCTAGCCATCTTCCCTAGACCGCTTGCCACAGCTGCTAATGTAGCAACCAAATCTCCAAGGGATAAATCAACAAGCATTTTAATGCCTTTAGCCATCTCTTTTACGCCACGGCCTGCATTAAGTGCCGCAGTACCCATAGAATCAAGGATATTTGCAACACCGTCAAGGACATTCCTAACTGCACTACCAAACGATTCAATTACTGCCCCAACACCTTCTAGAGCTGATTTTACACCATTTCCAAATCCTTCAAAAGCGGTTCCTAGACCCGTCAATACATCTTTGATAGCCGAACCGACAGATGGAATAACAGTAGCTATGCCATTGAATACTGCGGTAATCACACCAGTTAGCGATTGGATAACAGCGCTAATGGAGTTAATAACCCCAGAAATACCACCAAGAAGTCCTGTGAAAGCCCCTATAACGAGAGATGCCCCTGTTGAAACAGCTGTAACGATTTGAGATAGTCCACCAGCTACTGCTGTAACGATTTGAGAAATAGCACCTGCTATAATTGGTAATATAGAGCCGATGGCGCTTGCGATAATAGGGATTAAAGTAGCCAGGCTATCAGCAACCTGTTGTAAGATTTGCACAACAACATCGCCAACGGTTCTTAAAATTTGACTAATGCCATCAGCTTGAGTTCCTGCCAAGGCAAAAGCAGCACCAACCATTAAAATTGCCGCTCCTAAAGCTAGCCATGTGGTAGGCGGCACCATGGCAATAGCAGAACCAAGGCCTTTAAATGCGATTGCTAGCCCAGTGCCTATACCTTGCGCAACTGTTGATATTGCGGTTCCTAGAGAACTAATGATAGGGGGGATTCCAGACAAAGCAGTTTTAATACCAGCTCCGATACCTTTTGCAGCTGTTGATATGGCTGTACCAGCAGACTTAACGATATTACCCAAACCGCTGAAGATTTGGCTAATAATGCCACCGCTTCTTCTAGCGCCGTTAGAGGCTTTGTCTGTTCCTTCTTTGGCTTTGTTTCCAAAGAGGCCAAATTTGCTGCCAATTTTATCCAAAAAAGAACCAATGACGCTTTGTCCCGTTAATTTTTCGAATAATTTAAAACCTCCAGCTACTGCGGCGAAGGTAGCTATCCAACTTCTTAGTCTGCCAGGGTCCATCTTTCCTAAAACATCGGAAACAGCTTTAGCGAAGTTAGAGACGTGTTTAACAATCCCTCCAACTGTTGCTCCAAAAGTCTTCCAATTCCCTCCGCTCATGGCGCTAGCGACATTTTTTAAAGCTCCCCAAACGCTCTGCAAAGCTCCTGAAAAAGCACTAATTGCTCCAGTTTGTTTGAAACCGTCCCAAAATTCTTTAACCTTTGAAGTGACAGATGAAATCGCCGATGAAATATTAGATACAATTTTATCGATATTAATTCCTTCAAGGAATTTCCCAAGATTACTAGCAAACTTAGAAAAATCAACTTTATCGAGTTGTTTACCGATTGCTTCGATCGCTCTAATTCCAAATTGGTTCACTTTTTCAAACGCTGGTTGCAATTTGTTGGATAAGCCTTCTCGCATACCGTCGATGGCTTGGTCAACAGTTTTGAACTCAGTTGCCATCTTTTGGAAACTCTTATCATTGCCTGCTTTTTTTACCGCTTCCAAAAAATCGCTGGTTTTAACCCTACCCGCCTGGATATCGGCGACGAGTTCATCAAGATTTTTACCCATAGATTTAGCGACTTTAGCCATCCCTGCAGGCGCCTGTTCCAGCATTATCCTAAAGTCTTGCCATGCAACTGTTGGTCTTCCTACTGCTTGCGTCATTTGTTGACTGATAGACTTCATGGCCTGCTTCGGATTTTCAGCAGATGCAGCTAAACCGCCAAAAGCTTTTACGAGCTTTCCGGTATCTTTCACACCAACTGCCGCTAACTGTGCATACGTGCTAGCCATATCTGATGCCGAGTAGATTGTTTTAGTTGCATAGTCTTGCATCGCCGTTTTAGCTGCCAAAATTTGTTTTTTTCCAAACCCAATGTCCGCTAAATTGGCGTCAAAAGTTTTCCACGCTTTCGCTGAACTATTCATCTCGCCAAGCATAGAGCCAAGGCCTGATGACACTGTCCTTGTCATTGCTGAGATAGCTTGTCCGGCTAAATTCGCTCCTAACATGGATTTAAACATGGAACTAGCTTTTTGAGACACCGATGAAAAACCGGTTGAACGCTTTTCCAAGCCATCGATTGAACGGATTGCCGATTGTAATGTTTTGCCAAAGGTTTTATCAACAGCTGTCAAAACCGCTTCAACAGAATAAGATTCTCCCATTTAACCTCCTTTCTTTAAAGGTTAGCTTTGAGAAGTAAATCCATACCTTTCTTGTCGTAACCTTCATCAATTTCTTGAGTGATTTTTCGGATTTCTTCCTCATAATCAAAAAAGTCCTTGAATTTTTTATAAACAGGGACTTCTTTTTTATTTTTCTTGCCACCAACAAGTTTTGTTGCCGTAACTTGGTGGTTTATCCAAGCTTGTTTGTGAGCTTTATGTGATTCATCAACAGCCGCTAGTGCTTTGCCTGTCATTAATAAATCATATTCATACAAAGTTAATCGCCCGATTTCATTGATGTCAGTCATGCCAAGGTATCTAATACAATTAAGCACAATCATCTCAAAGCTTTCTTGAGAAGAATAATGTTCATTGGGTTCTTTTAGGCTTCGGCTGCTACCTCTGCTAGATTTTTCTCTACTCGAGCCATAAATAACTTTGAAGCGTTTGACTGACGTAACTCGTCTAGAACATCGTCGAAAAGTTTTTCGATATCTTCGACCTCATCAATGTAGTCGTAAATGTCGTTCAAGCTTGGACGAGGTGATTCTGTAATGGTTCCAACATGGATGATTTCGGCAAGTGTCACAACATTACGTTCAAACAAAAACGGAACCGTTGATTGTAAACCAGTGCCAAATTTCATCCCCTCGCGTTCTGTAACATGAGCTCTATCCATTTCAGCAACAAATCGTGTGCCAAATTTTACGTTATGAGTTTTTCCTTTAATTTCCAATTGCATTATTCTTTCTCCTTTAAAAATAAAAGGTTAGATACTAAATCCAACCTAACCGTTACATTTCAAAGCTGTTTTCTTTTTTAGATTCTTTGGTTGTATCTTTAAATGCGTACTGTACAGCTGCTTTTTGGGCATCTGTTAATGTAGCGAATCCTTTTTGGCCAACACCGTTGATGGCAAATTCCATTTCAATTTCAATATTTTCCTCAGCATTTTTCTTAGCACTGAAGCTTGAAATGTATCCTTGGTAGTAAGTCGCTAGGTATTTACCGTTTCCTCCGTTTGTTTTATCTTCACCAATACCCCAAATTTTTGCAAGCTCCCCGCCTTTGGGGTTTTTGCTTGTTTCTTCTGAATCAATATCCCAAATTTCTACAAGCTCACCATCCTCCATGGCTTTTTCTAGTTTTGCTGCTAGTTCGTCACCTTTGGCTAAAATAGATGTTGCTTTGAAGTCGTACTCCAAAGCCCCCACGGACTGGATAATACCATCTTTAGTTTTTTGTCCATCTACGTCACGGCTTTTACCTACTTCATGTTCTGTCTGAAAAGCAAGTTTAGTTGCTGCCCCATTAGATGCTTCTTTCAATAAACGGAATAATAGGATTGAATGAATCCCTTGTTTTGCTTCTAATTGTGTTGTTTGTTCTTGTGCTTCTGACATTACTTCTTTCTCCTCCTTTTTTATTTCTTTGCTAGGTTCTGGCATTTCTACCTTTTATCTCAAATTAAATCTAAGTGTGACAATCGATCGTTTAAGAGGTGTCACAGTTGTTGTGTCATCTAGCATCTGTATAGACGACTGCCTAATATTAAACGACCAACAGAATCCATCGGTACGAGCTACGGACATAGCTTGCGAAAAAATAGCAGATGCCATGTCAGACACCTGCTTCCGTTTTTTCTGCAACCCCCAAACGGACAATGTAAGTTCAACTGAACCTTTAATGTCGTCTTTATTTGGAATATATTCCGCATCAGTGGATTCCATTTCCACAAATGGATATGGGACTTCAAGCGGTGGTTTATAGTCGTAAACGTCGTAGTTTAGCGATTGGATACGCTTGTACATTTCATCAAAAATAGACTGATCTCTAGTTTTAATCATTTAACAAGTGCCTCCAAATCTTTTCTAAACTTAACTTTTTGCTCTTTTAGAGCTGGCAACACAAATGGTTGTTTATCCATAAGGCGAGTTCCTCTTTCAAGGTAGCCAGCATAATGAGTTCCTGGTTTAACCGTGACACTAAGTCCACCATCGCCGATTTCCATGGTAATAGAACGTCTGGTTGCACCTGTTGAGTAACCTTTTGTAAATACCGCTTTATTAATCATTTTCCTTTGAAGCTGATTACCGTTATCCCTGACAATCTTCTTGACAGCGTCTTTTTTGATAATAAGCTCAAGTTTATTTTTTAAACCAGCTGTTCCAACTACTTTTAAAGATATATCAGCTACCAATAGAATCATCTCCTTCCAGATAAAAAACAATAGCGCCAAGCTTGTTTGCCTGCGCTTTGTATCTCTTACCCTCATACTCACAATAATCAAATGCTTTTGTGTAAGGCTGTTTTAGGTAAATGACTTTACGGTCCTTTTGATAATCTCCAAAAATCTGCACGGACTTCTCCACACCCATTTCCATCGCAAAACAAGGTTTTGTCTCGCTTATAGTCTCTGTGTGCGTGTACTCGCCTAAATCAGGGTCGTATCGCTCATCTGTCGTTTTAACAAATGTAACTCTATCTGCATATCTCATAAAAAGTACAGTCCCCCTTTACGAGATTTGTCCTTGATTAAGTCAAGCTTTGCCATAATCATGTTATCGTATGGTTCAAACTCGTCCAAAAAGTCGTAGTATGTCGTCGTATGACCTTCCACACTCTCACTTTTTGCCCTTTCTGCACCTCTACGGTTAAATCTAGCAATTAAACAATCTTCTAAAACAAAACTAAAAGCGCTGTCTATTTTGACAACGCCATATTTAGCTTTAAAATGGTCTGTAACGCGTTTTAGCAACATGTTAAGTAAATCGTCCTGTTGACTGTCTAAGATGCCTAAATCAAGCTTTACATTGCTTATAACGCTACTTGTGTTTACTGCATCCATAAACACCTCCAAACTATCCGATTGCTTGCTTTAAAAGCTTCAATAGCTCGGATTTTTTAAGTTTAGCATCATACCCAACATTTAGTTCGTCAAGTTTGCTTTTAATCTCACTCACTTTTAGCTTGTCAAAGTCTACAGACGGTTCTAAAACACCGCCCTCTGTCAAAAACTCTACTCGGTCGCCCGAGTAAATATCGCCGACTTCGTAGACTACTTTTGTTACTTTATCTTTAAATGCTCTAATTACTCTAGGCATGTTGACCTCCTACATCTCAAAGCTGTTTTCTTTTTTAGTTTCTTCTTCGGATTCTGTTGCATTAATGATTTGTACTTCTTCCAAGCGTTCAAACGATGGCAAAGCAATCATAGAAACTTTTGTTTGGACGTTCACTGGGTCAGTTGTCTTAGTAGTGGTAATTGCAATACCTGTTTCAACAATAGAGACCTCAGCATCTGTTGCCTCACCACCAAGCAAATCTGATTGCTCTGGAGTAGTACCAAATACTGTGTAACCAAGATTGCCGTTAGGAACTAAAGTTGCAAATCCATCTGGGAAGTATTTTTTAGCTTTACCGTCGTCTCCGACAAACATTCCATCCTTAAGCAAAATTTTAAGACCTAGTTCATCGGCAATATAAGTTTCCAAATCACCTTTAGTAACAGCTGCCCCATCTGGCGCCATAGGCTTTACAACGTCTAAAGTGTTACTTGCATTTTTAATCAGGCTAAGTGTCTTAGAGTTCATGATGATAGCTTCTGGCACAAAGCCACGTTCTGCCATTACTTCGATAGCTTTTTCGATGTCTTTAAGTGGTGTAGCGGTATCTACTTGTTCCCATTTTGTATCTGGCTTAGTTGTTTGCGAAGAATCTAACCCATAATCAAAATCTTTCATGACACCGTTTGATGCAACATGGATTTTACCTTTAGACAATACTTCCATACGCATTGCTTCTAGACGTGCTTTTGCACCTGCAATAAGTGTTACTTTATCGTTGTAAATCGCTGCTAGCGCTGTGTCAATAAGCTCTTGATTTTTAGTTTGAGCTAACAAACTGAGTTGTTGACGGTCTGCTTCCTTGACAACCATAGCCTCTTTGAAGAATGGCATTTTTTCGTCAAGCAATTCAACAGCCATACGATCACGTAGCGGCACTTTAGTGTCAAAAGCAGCTGCTTTAAGAGTAACTGGTTTTCCTGCTGCACCTTTAATAAATGACAGTTTAAGACCTAGTTGTTGTTTTGGCGGAAACGCATTTTCCCCTAGCGTGTTTCCGACATTTTCGTTTTTAGCATTGTAAAAACCTTTGATATTTTCCGATGTGATAATTTCGTGAATCAATGCCATGTTTATTTACCTCCCTTGATAAAGACAATGTGCGGTAGTTCTTCTTCCAACACTTCATAATCTTCCGCAATAGATGAATCAGCAAGCTTGTCTGCATTGATAGTCCCACGATAAATACAGGAACCGACTGCATCGCCATTTGTTAAATCGACATCTGTAAGCAAAATCCCGCAGATGTTATCCTCACTTTCTACGGCACTGTTATCGACCGCTTTAACTTTCTGTTTGCGGTCTTCAAATACTGATCCTGAAACACCTGCTAACACTGTCCCAGCTGGAACAACTTCCTTGCCGATTTTTTTTGAATCCAAAGTGACTGACATAGCCTCATAGTCGAGATTGTGTAGAATCTCTTTAGATGTTGTTACTTTACGTTTGTTCATAATTTCCTCCTAAAAAAGCTTGGTGCTTTGTTGTGCTGCCTTACTAGCCAAGTTAGCACCGTAATTGGTTTGTTTTGCGACACCACCGCCTGTTGACGGAGTGGTCTGGCGTACAAGAGCTTTGCGGTCATCAGCGATAACTTTAGCAAATGCGTTTGCTAGCGTTGTTACATTTGCTTTTGTTTGTTCTGCATCCAAAGTCACAACTAAACCAAGTACGTCATCGTTGACGTTGATTTCAGATTCTGCAAACATTTGACGAGCTACTGCTGTTAACTCATTGCGTGTCTTATCGTTTTTTAGCTCTTGCAATTCGTCTAACAGCTTCTGCTTTTCGTAGTCTGCTTTCTCTTTCTCGTTCATCTTAGCCATTTTCTTGGCTTCCGATTTCTCAGCTTCTTGTTCTGACTTCCATTTCGCAAACTTTTTGTCGATGATAGCGTCCACATCTGCATCTGTATACTTTTTTTCGTCTTGCGGTTGTTTTGCTTCAGGTACCACTTGCTCTTCAACCGTCTCAACTACTTGTGTTTCTTCTGCCATGATTGGCACCTCCTATGTTTTAAATCGTCCCCGATTATTAATTCCATAGCTTTTATCGTCGTCAATGCTTGGACATAATAAAAAAAACGTATTCCTACGACTTAGTTTGATTCTAAAGGGGTCGAATTCGACCAGTTTAAAATTTATTTTCGCCACTTCCGCTTATAATTTTGCTTGATGTGATTAACATCATCACCAATTGACTTAATAGCTAATTGGTTATCTAAAATCGTATTTTTAGCAGTTACAAACTCTCTATTTATTGCTTGGACGTTTTGTTGTATAATCGCTCTCAGCTCTGCAATTTGTTTGTTTTGATTTCTAAGAGCTTTTGCTTGCATAGCATTTTCTGCAACAAGCATCACAACTGCTGTTTCTAACTTACGTTTTTTCTTGATGCGTTTATTCATATTTATTCCCCTTTGTACAACCAGCTAAAATCATTATCCTGCAATACTTGATACAAAATCAGACCAATGCGATTAGCTTGGTCCTCTTCGTGATTAGTATAGCCTGCCTCAACTAAAATTCCATGAACAATTTCGTGGATAAGTGTTTGATCTTCGAGCTGCTCGGTTAATGAGTCATCTAGTTTAATTTGTTGTGTTTTGTAGTGTATAAGACCCCAATTGCCATCTTTGCCTTGCAGGTCCGATGCCTTTTCAACAGAGTATGTCAACCCTCCGATTTTTACGCTTTCCATACCTGGTTTACTTTCACGATTCATGTTTTCCTCCTGTTTTTGGGTCCAAAAAAAGACGGGCGACCACAGTCTTCCGTCTATAATAATATGTTTTTATTTTGATAATAAATTACGCTTTCTAACCTCTTTAGATAACTCTTTAGCAAATCTTTCAGACACTAAAGCTTCACTCATTGGCTGATAAAGCAATTCTTCATCACTCATTGCACTAAAGTCAGGAATTGGATGAGATTCATCCCACTCTTTTTGTTTTTTATTCAAAAAATCAGAAAAATCCATCGCTTACTCCTTTCTTATTTCCATAGTGATTTCTATTTCTTCATATTCATTTATCTTCGCATTAATTATATCATACTTTGTCCCTCGTGGTAGTATAATTTCACTTTCTTCCTCATTATCTGTAAGATAAACGTGGCTTCCTTTAGGTACTTTTATTTCAGTCTTAATAGGACGATATCCCATCACGTTTTTTTTAACATCATAACTTGCAGAAGTATATCCATCGTTGGTGTATGATAATCCTCCCTGGTTTAATTTATCCATAAAATTACCTGAATCAAAAATATTATTGTTTTGTTCGTTGATTGAACCTAATAACTCAAAATCATCAAATCGGTATACTTTTATATTTTTGGGAGTTGAATTTATCGAGATGACACTATCCAATGTGTCGGTAATTAGTTTATCATCAACGTTTAGATAATTGTAGCCTTTATTTCGCAAGGTATTGTTTATATCAAACGCATGCGGTGTTCTAATGTACCCGGTATCTGCTAAATCAGCAGAGTACACTATTTTACGTTGCAAATCTGTTATTTTACTTGCAAACTTACTAAATAACGGCATGAGATTCGGTGTTATGTTTTCAAATTTTTCAGATTTATCATTCACTTTTTCTTCTTGTTTCTTATCCAATCCTACAACTGCACAACGACAATACGGATGAAACGGCGGAGAGTTTTCCCCTATTCTCCACTTGTCAAGGTGATATGGACCATGCTTAGCTATATCCTTGCAAACATCACATGCTTTAGGCTCAGGCAATATATCAAACATAGCAAAGCCATTCTCCGCCATGGATAATCTACCAACTTCCATCTGAACCCTTGCATGCTCCGTTATCGCTAGTCGCTTTGCGTAAGATGCTGACACATCAAACTCTCGTCTAATATCTCTTGCAATAGTTAAGCCATTTTTACCTTTTAGGATAGCACTTTGGACGCTTTGAGATATGATGCTACGTAACTTATCTTGTCTGTCCCAAATGTTATCTGACCATTTTGCTCCCTTGAAATTAGCATTAATAACGGCATCAGCTAAGTTTTTCACATTCGCTTGGCTAGCAACTGATAATCCTAATAGCCCAGCTTGGAACTCAACCTCTTTACGGTAACCTTCGTCAAGAAATTTCTTGGTTAGCTTGTGTTCGCCGTTGGCAAGTTCTTGCATCTCCAAGTCGATATTCAAGCGCAACAATTCTAAAGCGTTGGTTTTCATGGCTAAGTTGTAAATAGCCATGTCTGCATTTTCTTGATGAGTGAAGTCGGCTTTTGTTACCGTTCTACCCTCTTTTCGTAGCTTCTCAGCCTTTGCAACAAGTTCCTTAGCTTTCTTCTGGTAAGCAGAAATATCAAGCTCAGAAGCTCTCTTACGGGCTTCTGAAAGGTCTATTTTCTCTTTGTCAGCATAACGTTGATAAAACGACTCAATTTCTTTTTCGATATTCCTGAAATGATAATCGTGCAATTGCTTCATGGATTGCTCAAGAGAGATATCGTCTGCCTCTTTAGCATCCATTTCTTTCTTGATACGGTCACGCCAGTATTTACTCTTTCTGGTGGTCATGAGCTAACTCCCTATCAGTCAATCTACTGGTTTCTTCTAACTTCTGCGCTAGTTGACTACGTGATTTCGACTCGCTGTTGATAAGGCTAATTTCTTTCTTAGCATCTTCCACGATGTCTGTAATAGCCATAGCTGTCTCTTGCGACAACTCTCCACCCAATGCTTTAAAGGCTTCAATCTTTTCTTGTAGCGACTTAGGTAGGTTTGGCGTAAATGTGATTTTAAGCTTGCTGATGTCAAAGTCATCAATCTCTTTAAGCAGTTGGCTTACACGAGCGATTAGTTTGTACCTACGTTTAAGAGATTGCTCAAATAAAGCTTGCATATCTACACGTTCCTGGTCAAGTCCAAACACCTTCCATTTCAACGCCTCGCCAGATTGTTGACCGGCAAACTTACTGTCTGTCATGTCTGGCGTATTGGTAAATTTATGGATGTCGGACACAATACGATTTTTATAGGCTTCGGTTCCTTGTACGTCATATTGTTTATATAGATATTTGGCATCTACAGATCCCTCACGCCCGTCTTGGTCGACAGGAGGCTCTAAGTTAAGTAATCTAGCTTTACGCATCTTACGTAAGTATTCAATGGCTTTTTCGGCAGTGTCGACATAGCCAGGGAATGATACACGACCAATGATTGCCAGAATCGCGTCTGACAAATCCTGCATGTAGTTAGCTGTGTCAGACTGCGCTGCATCATACAAGTCGATTAAAGACAACTCTGTCTCGTAGTCACCCATGCCGTCATCTGTGTTGAGGTACTCCGTGATTGGCACCGAACCAAACGCATGAGAGGAAGTCTCTCCGATAGGTGTTAAATCACCATCATATTCAAACTTCAGGATTTTATTATCGGTGTAAAGCTCGACAATTTTTGTAGTACCATCTAATTGATTTTTGTTATAGTACCGCACACCAGCTAAGCTTGATTGCTCTAGGTTATTTTGATAGATAACAAATACTTCCCGTGGATCTAGTCTAACGACCTCTGTCTTGTCATCCATGCTGCGATAAATCAATTCAAACGCTCGACCAACCTTGGATAGGTCTTTTACTAATCTGCGGTTCAGCTGGTGGAAATTGTTTTTAACAGATAGGTCCTTTAATAGGTCTTGCTGCTGCTCGGTACCATCAATATACTCTACACGAATAGGATTACCCACCAAATAGCCCTGTTTGAGCGTTGAAATATACTTACCATAGTTATGCACAGCACGAACATCAGCCATGTCATCGTCTTTCCTACGGCCTATTTCGCTGATGGTGTGGTTATTTCCCTCTGCATAATCTAAAAGCTCTTGTATGCGTGGTTTTTGGACTTTATCGTGGTGTTCAATCATTTCACGGAGTAGCTTATATTTTTCGGTTAACAAGCTTTCTAGGCTTTCCGCTTGATACCTCATGCGAGCTTCACGGTGGAACCTAAACTCTAATGTTTTAGTCTTTCCCGTACTATCTCTAAATGATTCTGTGTACATTATTTTCCTTTCTAGTAACCAAAACCAGCCCTAAGAACTTCAAACTGATTTGACTCGTTGCTTCTGATATGGTATTTTTCAAGCGCATATCTAATCGCATCAATAACGTGGTTATTCTTATCTATCGGTTCGTTTAACCAATTACCTTCTTTGTCTTGCTTAAAAGTGTAAGTATTAAACTCTTCTATTGTGTGTTCACAAGAAGGGTGGATGTATATTTTAAAACCTTGCATAAACTGAACTCCTTGCATAATAGACCCTTTACCCTTAAGACTGGCAACAATACCAGATACACCTTTGCTTTTTATCTCTGCTATTAGACGTTTTTCAGCGCTATCAGCTGCGATATAAGATTTATGCATATTTTTATCTCTTATCATTTTGACAATATGGTCTGTCAACATAGCTTTTTGGTAATGTTCATTGTAAAGCCATAATTCTTTGTTTATGAGGTCAACTGCAACACATATAAGAGTTGTAGGGTCTTGAGTAAAACCAAAGTCCATACCAGCTGAAGTCTCTTTGACACGTTGAATTGTTTTTTCAACATCAAAATCTACGACTTCAAAGTTATCAAAAACAAGACCTTCAGCAACGCCCCATTCACCATCACAGACGATTCTAGCCCGCCTTGGATTAGTCTTGTACAAATCTTCGTAGCGTCTTTTATCGACATCATCAAGCCATTCGTTTACTCTAAATGTTGTAGTCCCAGAAAATGTATCGGCCCGTTTAGTTTCTTCGTCAAAAAAGACACGTTTAAGCCAATGTCTTTCTGACCACGGGTTGAACGTGACTGTTATTTGTTTAAAAAAATCAGGAGCATCTAAACTACCGCGGATTGATTCGACAACTGTTGAAAACTTATCTTCGGTCTCAATTTGATAAGCCTCCTCGAACCATGCCCAACAGAGCAAACCGACATCAACAGTAATAGATGTTATCTTGAGTTCATCATCAAGACCACGGAATAGGATTTTTTGTCCTGTTGCCTTGACGGTTATCTCTGGCAAGCTCTCATTAAACTTAAAAAGGTGTGTAACCTTTAATTGATTACACGCCCATTTAAAATCGGTATAAGTAGATTGTTTGTTAGTGTTTGAGTATCTACGGATGACCAATAAGTTAGCCCACGGATACTTCAGCAATCTAACGATAAAATTTAAAGCAGTCGTTTTAGATTTTTTAGATCCGCGGCTACCTTTAACTACTCGATAAAAATTTCTAGACCGCCAAAAAGCGCCATAACCTATACCGATTGTTGATGGCAAATCTACTTTAATCAGGGATGTTGTCTTCATTTGCAAACACCACCGTTCCAGAATGCTCTAATTCACGTTTTTCTGAGTAAGCTCCATTAACTTTATAAATTCTATCCCTAGCCCTACCCTGTTCTTCGTGACTTGGGGTATATTCTCTTTTCGTGTGGATAACCACTTGACCTGTCAGCATATCTGTTTCTTTGAATTCAGATATTTGGATTTCTCCACGGGCTATCGATGTATCTTGTTCCAACGTTTCTGCAACATCTTGAATACGGTCTCCTTTAGTATCTTTTGCCTCCAAAAAACGTTCCTTCATTGCTTTTTGAATTTCAACATTTTTCAACAAGCGTTGACCTTGGCTATAAGCGCTTTTTTCAGAATATCCAGCTTGTTTTGCAGACTCAGTAGCGTTAAATGTGGTGATGTACTTATCCACAAAACGCTGTTGTTTTTCGGTTAATTCCTCGTATGCGATTTTCCACCACCTCCAATCCATAATAAAAAGCCACACGATTGTGTGACTTCAGCCCGACATCTATGTCGGTCTGTTTTACCACAAGCAGAGGATTCGAACCTCCATCTCTGGGTTATCAGCCCAGCGCTTTGCGCATGCGCCCCTCCTCGGTACGTCTACCAATTACTTACGCTTTAAGCTAACTTGTTACAGGAACAGTCGGAATCGAACCGACACATCTTCTTCTGGCTCTTCGCAAAGAGTTTTCGGACTTAGCTAACGTCCCGAAGCAAGGCGCTACCTCCACCGTTTTCCAATCACGATTCATGTTCCAATTTTGTAGCATTTAGTACGACTTAGCTCCCGAAGGACACTAAGGCTATTATTTATCCGTACATAGCTACAAACAGACCTTGCACGAATCGAACGTGCATAAACGACCACTAGGTCTACTAACCACAAGCAAGGTTGCGACCCTTGTTTTACTTGTGGTTAATCAAATGAGTCAATCTGTTGTGAATACGTACACGTAGACTATACAGCCGATCTATGTATCTTTTTTACCAATCGTCATTGGTAGGAATATGACTATCAACCAAGTAAAAACCAGTATATCAGTGCGTGACTGCCTTTCGGGATACTGGGTCGCGCCTCTTCTGGGCGCTGATTGAGACGGCAGGAATCGAACCTGCATACCCAGTTGTCGTCTCAACTCGCTGTACCGCCATCAGGCTACAAAATAACAAGTTTGATTGTAGTTAAAGTTGGCGACTAAATAAATAGCCAATTGGTTAAAAGGTTATCTCTTCTTGTTATTTTGATAATACTATAATAACATGAATAATTATATATAAAGTACATAATTATTCCATATTAATTCCAGCTTTTTTCCAATTTCTCGACAAGCAACATTCCCTCTTTATATAGCTCTGAGAACGACAATAAAGCATTATCTAGCATGTTGTAATACTGGCTTTTTTCATAACCAAGTTTTGTATAAATATCACAATCAGTCTTTGGATATGTGAGCAAATACTTGTCAATCAGTATCAATCTATACTCTGGATCAAATATCCCGTTGACTGCTCTCTCAATCGCATCCAGCTCTTGTTCTGCTGACACACGGTTTAGTGCTAGTCTCTCAACTGGTTTGCTAGGAACTCCATGCGGTTGTCTTGGCTCAAATGAGTAAGTAGCTGTAACTTTTTGAGTATCTACGTCATTAGCTATCCTTCGCCAGCGTGGATACTCTCTCAATTTACGCTTGGCATTGGATTTTGTTTTTTGGATATCAATCTCAGGAAAAAACGTCATGAAAGCCCCCAATATGGTATAATTTATTTAAGCTTAAATTTAACCAAGGGGGCGTTCCGTGTGGACGTCTTTTTGTTTTGTGGAGAAAAGCCCTCTCTTTCTTTTTTTATTTTTGACACAGGCGTACGATGTCAGTATTAGCGCCTTGAATAATAACAAATGACCGATAATCTGCGTTAGATTTGTTTTGGTGTAAGGAGGTTCTCGTTTCTATTTTTTAATTTCGGTCCACCCCCACAGAGCCATTGCAGGCTCTTGAGCGCTTGCGTGGGTTAAAAATCTGTCAACGGAACCCACGTAAACTGTGGAAACTGTTCTGCTTGTTTGCGGGTGCATTTAGTAGCCTGATGTGGATTATCAACATAAGATATATACCTGCAAGTTTTATATAAATAATACTTATGCCATTTTTCGCTATATAACACTCCTAACTCTTCAGTCATTCAGTCACCTCTTTCATAAATCCCTCTCTCCAAGCCCAATCGAAGTCTTTGCGGATTTCTCGTTCTGTGAGGTGATTGCTGTTTTTATTGTAGTAGCAATCCTTTGATTTTCGTTTTACCAAAAAAACTTTATTACCTTGTCTTTCAAGCACAAACTTGGCGTGACCTCTGCCTTCCCTATTCGGATTCGGAATTTCAACAGTGTAAAGCTTCTCTTTTTCAATGGTGATATTTGGATAAGCTAGCCATGCTTGGGCAAATAGGTCAATGTTTGTGCTATCATTAGTGTCATAAAGCCATTTCGCCATTTCGCCAAAAGCATCAACATCATAGGCAAGTGATAGTGTTAAATCTTCTTCTCTGCACTCTTCTATCCAATCCGCCACACACTGCGGTACTTCTGGTTTTGGTTGGTTTAACTGGTCTATAATGTCGCGAACCTCGGCTTTTATAACACTGCTAGTCTTTCCATAAAATTTTGAATTATCTACTAATTCTTTCGCTTCTTCTATATTCATTTTTGCATCTCCTCTAATACTTTTAAAAAACACTGCTCAGCAATGACTTGATCACTGCCTTGCCATAAGTCGCCTGTCACTTTTGTGATAATGTCACTGATGTTTTTCTGCGCACGATCCAGACGTTTAGCGATACGATTGCGATCAATTTGTTTTTTTGCTTTGAGTAAGTCCTGGATTAATCCATTTCTCTCAGCCACCCACGACCGCATGTCTTGGCACATATCGTATCTGTCACCGTAGTGTCTGATGTGACATATAGTATCGATTACTTTTTCGTTACTGTTCATTTTGTACCTCGCTTAAAATTCAATGCACTCATCCAAAACGGATTATCTTCTGCAAGCTCTATTAACAGATCTACATCTACAATTTCTCTTTCAACAAGTTCATCAAGTATTTCCTCTTTTGCTAATGCTCTGTTTGCATAGTCGATTGGTAAAGCCATCATTCCAGTTTTATTTTCAGCCATTATCCTACCCCCATTTCCGTTAACTCAATCCTCTAAATTTTCTTCTCGACAAATTCGCACTGCAAACTAGTTTTTCAAAGTTTTGTTTGTTCATTTTTCATCTCCCGTTCCCTGTCAGTTCAGCAAACTTTACAAATGTCATCCAGTGAGTTGTCCCGCGTTGTTGACCAAAAAGCGGTTTAAATGGAATTGCTGACAAAACTTCTCTTACATTAACCTGGCAATCAGACCATTTAAAAACTAAAGTTCCTCCTACTTTTAGAACTCTCATACACTCTTCGAAACCTTTTGAAATATCTTCTTTCCAGTTTTCTTTATCAAGTTGGCCATACTGAGCTTTCATAATTGAGTTTTGTCCAACATATTTTAAGTGTGGCGGGTCGAAAACAACCAGGTTAAAGCTATTACTTTCAAAAGGCATGTCACGAAAATCACCAATTACATCAGGGTTGACATTGATTTTTTTGCCGTGCATCTCAAATTTTTCTTGTCTGACGTCCATAAAAGTTGTGTGAGGTTCGTTTTTATCAAACCAAAATAGGCGACTTCCACAACAAGCATCTAAAATCTTGATGTCTGTCATTCTCTATCCTCCATTACCTGTCATTTCCGCAATCCGCTTTGTCTGTCTAGCTCTATCTTCGCTAGCACGTTTAAGCTGCTTTTGTGTCCTACTTAGCTGAGCACGTAGTCCGTATATTTGCGGTTCGTAATATTGTTGTGCATCGCGGTAGCTAAAATACGACACAGTTAGCATCATCCCAAATATTGCGATTGCAAGAAACAATAGTGCTTTCCAATCGCTTTTTAGGACATTCATTATTTTATTAAAGTTATCACGTAAATTTTGCAACGCTTCATCTATCGTCATTCTTCCACGCTTTCTTCGTAAATGTTGCCGATGATTTCAACGTCTGCGGTCATTGTATTTTCGTCCGAAAAATCTTCAAACGAGAAAAAACTGTAAGATTTTACATATGTTCCAAATACTGTTTTAACTACTTTTCCAGCGAACAAATATTCTCCGTCGTCATATTCGACCACATCTCCCTCAAAAATCTCAACACCGTTTTTATCAAATAGCCCTGTGGATTGCATGAGAATATAATCATCAAGGTTATCCTCGACAAAATGAAACGTCTCTAAGCGACCAGAGCGAAACTCATCATCTGCTAAGCTGCATCTGTATATTTTGCGTTCACTTGATTTAAAGCCGTCAACACCATACATTTTTTGGATCTTTTTGTTAAACGCTCTAAAATTTGGTATCATCCTTAACCTCCAACCAAACCGCTAACATCATGCAATAATTAGCCATGTCGTTTAACGTGTCTGATATGCTCTCTGAGACGTTTTGTTTGTTTTTGATAAGATTACACACCCTGGTGGATTTATCGCCGATTCTGACCACTCCTGCAACGATTCCAAGCTCATCAAGCGACTTTTCAAAAGAGTTGCCGTAATCTGCGTTTTTATCTAAAAATGTTTGATAGTTTTTATCAAATGCTACTTGCATTGATTCTGGATTAATTTTATCTGTCATCACTCCACCTCCCTCAAATAATTTACTATCGTTTTACACACGCTCTCATTTGGCAATATTCTGCGTTCTAAGAGCGCTTTTAATTGCCAAGTATAAATACCTATCCTATCTGCTAAAACGTCATCAGACGTCTTTATTTTGCATCTGTGAGCTATTAACAACTCTGATATATCATAAGGCAACAGATTATCGTAAGATCTAGGTGTATATTTAATATCGTTATGCCACTGTCTGTGTCTTTTCATAGACCCATTCTCCGAGCTCTTTCTAATGCGTCCATGCGTTTGATTTTTTTAACGAGCTTAACGTCACCGTAGTTTTTAAACATCCACTTTTCGTAAATCTTGTCATCCTCATCTGTCTTTTTTTGTTTAAGGCGGTAAGACTGCTTGATTAACATTATCATTTCCTCTGTCGTGTAGATTCGTTGGAACCACTCCAATACATCAGGTGGCGGCAATCTGTTTAGTTTTTTATAGTATTTGACAGATCTATAGACTCTGTCAGCTTCTTCTTTGTCTGCGATGGTAATGTTATCGTCTAAAAACGCTTTAATTGACGGCTCCATTTGTTTGTAAAAATCATCTACTAGTGTCATAATTCGTTTATTTTTACCTCGATTCTGGGATTTGGGCTATACAGCTTACGTGTAGTGTGCTCGACAATGATGTTGTCATCTGTCCACACAGACCTCTGATTTTGATATGCTGTCATATACTGCTTTTTCAAGGTTGTCCAAATCGGGCTTCTTTGGCACATATAAGAGCTCATTTATATAATCCTGATACTTTTGTTTAGTCTTATCTTTGGCACGCTCTGACGGCTTTTTAGACACCAATTCTGGTGCTTTTAGATAAAAAGTAACATCAACTTTTAAACCGTCGTCAAAATAAGGCCCTTCGTAATTATTTTTAACATAGTCTGTGACCTGCTTCCGCCATGCCATCATATCTCCATCCTCGTAAGCTCCACTCCATCTGCTAAAGCGTGGGCGTTTTTGCGGTTTTGGCTCAATCGGTATTATAAACTTAACCACTACTCCTCCAATTCGTCTTCGTATCCTATAAACTCTGCGTGTCTGCCATCTGGTCTCCTCTTTTTATGAGCTGGCGACGCTATAAAAACTATTGTGTCAGCGGTAACACCAAGTCTTTCTGCTAGCTCATGCTTTGTGCCAACATCTACAAAAGAGTCTCCGTCGTAGACCGCATATATCCTTTGTCTATATCTGTTAGCCATATCATTTAAAACGGCAGATCATCGTCTGAAATATCCATTGGGTTTGAATTGCCAAACGGTTGACTGTTATCGTTTTGCGAAGAGTTATCTTGACCAGATTGTTGCTGGCTATTTCGACTTTCCAACATTTGGAAACTCTCTGCAACAACTTCCGTCACATAGACACGTTGTTCTTGGTGGTTTTCGTAGTTACGTGTCTGAATACGACCCGTAACTCCGATCAAAGCACCTTTTTTAGCCCAGTTGGCTAAATTTTCAGCAGACTGTCGCCAGATAACACAGTTAATGAAATCTGCTTCTCTCTCCCCGTTTTGCTCTTTAAATCTGCGGTTTACCGCAAGTGTGAACGTAGCTACAGCTACTTGACTCGCTGTATAGCGAAGCTCTGCGTCCTTGGTCATGCGACCAACTAGCACAATGTTGTTAATCATTTTTTTGCCCTGCTCTCTTTTTTAATTTATTAATCAAATTATCAGTCGATACAATCTGTTCTGTGCGTAAATCTTCCAGTGATTTAACTTTTAAGGTATCTGTTAGCCATTTTGTTAGCTCTTCGACATTTTGATTTGTGGCTTTTGCAATATCATTTAAATCAGACTTGTAAGTCTCGACTTGGATATTGCTTATTTTAGGAGTTTTAAAGGTTGTCGGTTGGGAGTTTTTTTGTTCTTTGCGTTGCGTATCTTCTGTAACAATCGCTTCTACATCCTCCTCCCCTATGCCAAACAATCCTTGCAAGGCATACTTGCCTGCGTACGAACTCACTGCACCGGTCCATTGTGGGACTTGCATTTGTTGCACCTGTTTAGGTTCTCCTGTTTTGTAGTCTTTAGTATTTAAAACAGGAACGCTGTCTAATTCAGCATATCTTGTTGCTTGGTGTTGTTCATCGCCGATTCTAGCCGTTGCTGTTGCTTTGATAAAAATTCTACCAATCAATTCCACTAACTCGTCAGATACCGTTAACTCCCACCCACTATTTAGCGTTTTAAAGTGTGTGAAAATATCTTCTGCATTGCGAAATGTATATTTAACGCCTTGTTTTGTCGTTTTTGTTATTTGCATTTTTGTCTGCAATTCTGCAAAAGTCATGGTCATTTACTTCACCTGCAAACTTTCTGTTTCGATTAGTTCAACTCCAGATATATCAATTCCAGATTTCAAAGCTTTCGAGATCTCAGATTTCATTGGTTTGTATTCAATTTTTTCTTGCATGTAATCAAGAGGAATTTTTGTTTCGTCCAAAATCTATACTTTTTTGCTTTTTCGCAAAGACACCTTAAACATTCCAGCGTCAACTTTTTTCTTTTGGCTCAATTCCATTGCACGCCTGATTGTCTCTTTGTATTTTTCCACTTTTGCTTCTGCTTGCTTTTGCTTTTTGTAAAAAGCTTCTTTTTCGGCTTTATACATTTCGACGTCAGCTTGAGCATTTTTTAACATTTTGACAAAATACTCAATGGTATTTTCTAAGTCTGATTGAAAATCAATGCTGTCAAGCGTATTTTGAAAGGTTTCGTCGTCTAAATCTAACCTTTCCAGATAAGCGGCGATTCCCTCAAGTTCATATAAATAAGCCATGTTATTTCCTCTTTCTGTATTTTAATCATCCAAAATGTGTTGTTTAGTGGACCACTTGCTGTCAATCTTGCGATTAACGATTAGCTCTGGCCATACATCAAATTCCGTCTCGATGTAGTCCATCAAGTCCTCATCTGTATAGTCTTTAAATTCTTGATAGGTCTGCTTTAGTGTTGGCTCTTCGCTTCCTCTAAGACAGTCAATTGTAAAAATAAGCGCATCCCTAAAATTGCTATCGAATGTGATTGTCTCTCCGTTTATCCTAATTTCGACCATTTCGCACCTCGCTAGCGACTTTTGCAAACTCGTTTAAGTTTCCGTTTTTTAAAATGTTTATCCGCTTTTGTTCTTTTCTAACTTGACTTTCAAGTGAGCTGATAGCTTCTGCACGCTCATCATCGTCGTCAATTAGATAGTACCCTCCGCCTTTTCGGCGGCTAGAACCTATCAAATAGCCTTTCATTACCATTCCGTGGATAATGTCTCTCAGGGTTTTCGGGTCTTTGATGTCAAATGTTCGGCAAATTTCCTTTGAATTAACCATCATGTTACTTCCTATCGGCAAATAACAAAATATTCTTTTTTCTAACTCATCTAGTGGCATTACCATATTAAATCTCTCCTAAAACGTGACTTTTGAGCACTCTCTCCATGCTCTCAATTCTTCAATTTTCTTTGTTCGGACATCTTCATCTAGCGCCATGATTTTTGCCGCATGTTCCTCGGATAGCCCGAAAAATGTTGTTAGTGTCAATTCCATAGCTTCATCCTTTCGTCCTCCATGCCATCAAATTCCATGATATGACTTTTGTCGCAGCCTTTTCTGATACGGGATGCAATTCTCTCTCCATAAATTTTTCTAATTTCGGCAGGTGTCAGATTGGTAGTAATGATTGTGTTTGTGCGCTTGTTAAGCAAGCTGTAAATAATGCTTGTGGACCAGTCACTAACTTTTTCGGCACCTAGATCATCTAGCACCAGATAATCGACATCTTTTAGCTTATCCATCCAAAATGCTTCCTTGCTAAAGTCTCGCTTTATCTCTGACAGTAAGTCAGTGACATTTACAAGCAAGCCTAATTTTTTCGTTTTATCAGACAATCCCCTAATGATGCTATAAGCTAAATGACTTTTGCCTCGTCCTGCTTTGCCAGTCATGATGATGTTTCCCTTACCACCACTAAACCAATCGTTAGCCATTGTCTTTGCCCAAGAAAGCACCTCTTTGTGTTTAGCCGTATCAGCCCTAAAATTGTCAAATGATGCATTTTCTAACTCGTCGTCCATAATTGATAATTTTTTGAGATAGTACAATCGCTTGTTTTCAAGTTCTCTCTCATATTGCTTTTGGACGTGCAAAGTGTTTTGATTTTCTAATTCTTCTCTGTGACAATCTGGACATACTGTCAAACCAGTCTTGAGAACTGTGATGTATCTACAACCGTGTTTTTCACAGACAGCATCTTCTTTCTTAGTGTTTTGTTGATAAGATATAGCGATTTTAGTAAGTGCGTCTTCGTCACCAAGTATCATATTCCGATACCTCTTCTTGTTTAGATTTTCTATATTGGAATTGCCTTTGTTCTTCTTCAACTTTAACCATCGTAAGGATTCCGTTTTGTCTCCAATTTCGCAATATAGAGTTAACGTATCCAAAAGACGTTTAGAATTGTCAGCAGCTCTCGTTATCGCTTCCTTAACAACATCCACTTCCATTTTTGTGATGGTGATATAGTCTGACAACTGCTCAAACTGATTCTGAGATAAGATGCCAATTTCTTGTTGAAAATAATCAGATATAATTTTAAAGTTATTTACATTAGCAGCAGAAGATGAATCTTTTATCTCTTCTTCTACTTCTGACTTTATATCTATATTTATATCTATCTTTTTATCTTTCTCTATCTCTGTTGGAACTTGGTTGGAAAGTAGTTGGAATTTTTCCAATTCTGCTTGTTTTTTCTTGTATCTATTCCAGTTTGTTTCCTGCCCCAACAAGGCCTTTGCTTGCGGATAATGGGTGTTACCACCATCATCAACCTGAATGACTCCACATTTCACAAAATATGCTAAAGCCATATTTATCTGTTCTTCTGAAGTTTCAAGACGAAGAGCTAGTTCTTCTGCGTAATTATCAAAAGTTCCTTCGTAATCAATGATGCAATCATTCTCAATAGCTTCTAACATGAGCCTGATGTAAATAACAATCATTTCCGAACCGCCAGGGAAATTTCTTAAAAGCCTTTTAATAAATAAATTGTCAAAAAAATGCTTATCAAATTTCAGCCAATAATAGATTTTTGTTTTTGATTTCTGTGCCATTTATCCTCCCAACTTGTAGTCCACTAGTGTGATAAAGTGGTTCAACTTCGCTTTATCTCTTGTTTCTAGTTTGCTTTTGTCAATCTGTTTTAGTAAGTAGTTAACGCAGAATTTTTTAATCATCTTCTAGCACCAATCCCTCTAATCGCTTATCATAGCTAGACACAAACCACTCTTTTAATTGATTGTAAAGTTCTATTGCTTGGTCGTATTCCTCGGGCAATACTTCCTTATTTTGACTTTTACCAAAGACATTTAGGACAAGCAAACGAATATGGTTGTGTACGTCATGTGTTGTAATTTTGCTATAACTAATATCGTTGTCCACACCAAAAACTTTTGGTGTCTGATTGAAGACGTGTTTTTCTGGTTTATAAGCACGTTCACGATTTAATTTCTTGAGTACTTTTGGATATTTTTCATTGATTGGAATCAATTCATCATCAAAGCTGACATCTTTGAATAGCCCTTGCGGTGTGCGTTTTTCTTTCGCTTGTTTCATGCGTTCAGCTACTAATTCATTCAATTCTTCTTCAGTTAGTGTGTAAATTTTAGCCATATTGTTTTCCTCTTACTATTTTGTTATATTTAAAATAAAATACTTGGAGAAGTGTATGATTGATTACTATTCTTTATACAAAAATTCACTTGAAGCCATCGGATATCATAAGTTGGATACGGGTGTAGATTTACTTCAATACCTTATTGCAACAGAAGAAGGAAAAAGGATATATTCTCAATACCCTTATCGAGAAGTTGAAGAAATTATTTTTTACACCCTAGATTGTTTGATCCAACAAGATTTAGTTACTGCCACAGAAATGCCGAGATTAGATAGACGAATATATACAATTGACGGTCTGACACCAAAAGGCATGTATTTTCTTGGATATATCGGGCAGGTAGAAACCGAGGTTATCGAATGGCTTAATGAATTTGGAGTTTCGCAAAATCCAGAATCAATCTATAACGCTCTGAGATACATTATTTATTAGATTTATAGAAATGCTTTTTCTCCCAGTCCAATGTTTTATTAGCCATCTCAGCCTCCTTTGCCATATCCGCCATCTTAGGTGTTCTATGGTCATCAAAATCTGTAACTACTAGACTTAGTGTAATGAGTTTCTCTCCGCATCTCTCAGCTAATTTAGCGGTTTCTGGTCTAGCTCCAGTAAGTCGTATTCCATTCAAATAGACATTAAAATCTGTACAGACTACCGTTACTTTTTGATGATTTTCTAGTTTTGAATTATCCATTGTGTTCCTCCTATTTTTGGGTACAATAAAAACCCTTATCTAAACAACAAGGGCGCAAAAAATACCCTTGTCAGGTTGACTGAAAAGGGTACACATGATAATATATTTGTGTACCTGTTTTCAGGTCGGTCGATAGCGTGTAATCCAAAGTTTGGCGATGGCGGATTATACGCTATTTTTTTAGCTCTTGATAGACCTTATCTAAGCCTAGCATCAAAACATCTGTCTGAGTTTTTCCAGTTTGTTTAGTACAATATTCTAATTTTTGTACTTCTTCGTCTGTCATTCTCAGTCTTTTGCTATGAGACTTAGGATTAGAAGTTGGACGACCAAGTTTTTTGGTAGTGGTCATATTTCCTCCTTTCGTATCCACAAATATATAATATCATTATGTGGATACATAAGTCAACCCCTAAATCAAACTTTTTTAAATATTTCTCAACGCACCCATATTCAGTTGTCAAAGGACTATGTGTTTCCTACTAAATTTGTTTAGCAGGTAAACCGTGCTTTTGGTTATATCTACGTGCATTAGCTTCCCAACCGTTACTTTCAATCGTCCATTTTGATTTTTCCTGTTTTTTTGGTTTTGCAAAAATAAAATCTAATAGTTTCATGTTATACTCCTACTCTTTTTTCGAATTTAATATTTTCAAGCATTTCTGGCAGTGTCTCTTTTTTTGTTTTATAACGATTGCGAGATTTCCACTGTACAAACAGTTTGAATCCTTCGTAATCAATGAATACGATTCTATGCGTTGGATTTAATACAAACTGTTTAAAGTCTGAACGAGTGTCAAAGCTAACTCAGAAGTTGAATATACTTTTGTAGGCAGATACTTCTTAATTTTTTCGATTGCTGATGCGTTGTTTGGCATTGAGTGCCTCCTTTCTAAAATTAGTTATTTAAAATAGTATCAATTGCTTTTAGTTGATCTGTTGTCAGTAAATCGTCTTCTTTAATTTTTGATTCAAATTTTTCAATCACTGAATTGCGAAAATGTCTATATTCATTTTCTTTCAAAACCTCTGATATAACTTCATCAGTTGCCTCTTCTAGATAATAATTGTTGCCGTTTAAACAAACGCCATCTGGCATAAATTGAAAGTTATCAATATTGATTCGACCTGTTGGTGTGATTTTAGAAACAGCTCTAACTGTTCTTGATGTTTTAAACCATCGCGGATTATTTACTAAGATAATTTTATCTCCTGGATTTAACTCAGCTAACCATCCTGTTCTCTTGTCTTTTGTCATTTGTTATTTCCATCCTTTCCGCTTTGATTTTTCTGTTTTTTTGGTTTTGCAAAAATAAAGTTAAATAAGTTTTTCATTTTGTCTTTCCTGTCGCTTTCTTATATTCTTTTTTCCACTCTTCTGTGCCTCGGTATGCAAGGTAGCTCTCTAACACTTCGGCTTTCATCAGTTTCCCATAGTTGTATAGCTGAGAATCCCAGCGAGGCATTTTTTGCATCTCTCTTCTAATTGTTCCTACCTCTTCAGGTCGTAAGCTAAACGCAAGCGCTGCTGCTTCGTCGTTCAGAAGTATTGGAGCAATATTGACTTTTTCGACTGTGTACACTTCCATTTGCTACCTCTCTTATGTTATAATTAAGTAAATTAACTCCAAAGAATGAAATTCAAAAAGTTTACAAAGATTGGGATACTATCGATACTGTTTTAAAATATGTATTTGAAGATCCAATCAGAACAGACTATGTTGCTTATATATATCCTAAGGAGTTTAAAATTCCTAAAGACGAAATAATCCAGGAACTTCAGAACAACGGCTACTCAGTTACTGAGGTAGAAAATTGTTTGGAGATTCGATGATAAGTCTCTGTAGCAAGTCGATATGCTGTTCCAACAACTCCTTTCAATCCTTCGACCTCTTTTTCAAGTTGTGAAATCCTAGAGTCTACTGTTTCAGTAGACTTTTTATCTTGACCGATAGTTTTAGCTATTTCTTTATTGGCTAGTCGCACTTTTGAAATTTTGTTTACTAAATCATCAACCTTGATTTCTTCAGCATTGATAGTTATTTTTCCGCTATCTAATTCAATTTTTGTCTTTGCGTTTTTCGACTGGATAATTAATTTATTTTTTTGATACGGATATCGTTTTGGTCTCATGTGGTTTCCTTTCTATCTGTGTAGTTCCTCCTGCGTGCTATAATAAAGCTATCATTACGAAAGGAGGAAAAGTTATGCAACGTCAATACGTTTCATCTAGTAACGTCCGAAGTGTTGGTTGGGAAAATAACACTTTGGAAGTTGAGTTTAATAATGGTTCTATTTACCATTATCACAATGTAAGCCAAACGGAATACCGTTCTGTTCTTGTTGGGTCTGTTGGCTCAAATATTCATAGATTAGCTAAGATACACACTTATACACGTATTGTCTAATCTAGTAGAGTTCCGCTCACTGGGTGGAACTCTTTTGTTTCCACAAGCCGAACACCATCCACCGTGATAATAATCTTGCTATGTAAACATGTCTTTGCTAGAAATTCTGAACCAGCTTCTAGTTGTTTGATTAAATCCTCTGGCATATTTTCTCCCTTCGTTGGTTTTGTTACGTTTCTAAACTGGCAGATATTCCTGATTAAGGAATTTGTTGATAAAGTATTGCTGACCTTTTCCGGTTACCAGAGGTGTCTTGCTTACTGTAATATGGCCATCAGAATGGGTAATGCTAGTTTCCTTGACCCTGATAAGACCAAGCTCTACGCTTTTCTGAGTAGGCATATTCCAATCGCGGCCATTGCGCTTGATAAGATAGCCGTGTTTACGAAGCCAAGCGAAGAGACGTGTTGCTCCAATATTTACCCCATTCTGCTTGAGTAACTTTGCAAGTTCTCCGACTAGGATAGAAGCATGGCTAGCACTTACAGCATCTGCAAACAGTACCTTGGGACGGTCCGCCTCAATCTGAGCCTCTAATTTATGCACTTTCTTATCTGCCATCAGCAACGCCCTTGCCATAATTTTCTCGGGGCTATTGAAGTCTTTTTCGATTTGAATAAAATACTTGCGGACTTGCTTAGATTTTTCATTCCGTTGCAACATCGCAATTTCTTTTGCCATATCTAGTTTTAGAATGTGGTCTGTATATTCAGTTTGATTGCCCTGAGCTGTTAGTCTTTTTTGACTAATAGCCATGAAGTCTTCGTTTTCAACGAAACCATATTCGCTCATTCGCTCAAGCCATTTTGTATATTGTGTTTTAATTTCAAGCACTTTGTGCAAATCACGACCACTGACAACTGGCTCGTGATTGTCGTTTACTGTAATGTTGATTAGTTCGTTCATAGTGTCCTTTCTAGTTTCATGTTTCGTGAAGTTCATGGTATAAAAATTTCGCCTAATTCTTTGTAAAAGAAATTGGCGATTTTGAACATTTCACTCTGCGTGAAGTCTCTTTTACCTAATTCTTTATCTCGGTAAGTGTCAGAAGACTTATTAATAACTTTGGACATCTCTTCTTGTGAAATTCCTTTTTCTTTTCGCAATTTATACAGAAGAATCTGCATTCACCCATCCCCTTTCTGTGGTATAATTTAAATAAAAATGCGAGGTATTGAGGTATTATTATGGAAAATTTTCAATTTTGGTTGACATTTGCTACTGCTGCTATTCCAGCTGCTATAACTGGTTTACTCAGTTTCGGCGCTTCCTGGATGAAAAATCGGACAGATATTAAATCCTTGGAAAAACAATTTAATCACGATGTTGAAATGGCTCGACTTGCTCACAAGCATGAATTAGATAATCTCCAAAAACAATTTCAAAAAGATTTTGAGCAAATGAAAAAGAATCATCAGCACGAGTTAGAAAAAATGCAAGAAGCGCATAGACTTGAACTGGAAAATATTCAAAAACACTCAGAAGCTGAGTTAACAAATACTGTCACGAAAGAATTTATGTCTATTCTAGGGACGGCTATGGCGCCTGCCTTATCTAAACATATAGAAAAAACAGATATATTCAACCAATCACAGAAGTAGGCTACTTGTCACTTCTTTTTTTGTAGTTTTCCCAAACCCTCTTATACATCTCATCACGCATTTTCTTTGATTTTCTATCAACTGATGTCGTGACAACGATGTACGAAATCAACGAAAAGATGGTTGATAATAATAATGTCAATAAAATTTGTTCGTTCACGCTATCTCCTTTCTAACTTGACATATATTCCTGGTTAAGAAATTTGTTAATAAAGTATTGTTGCCCCTTACCAGTAACTTTTGGGGTTACATTTGTTGTAGTGTGACCGTCAGAGTGATTGATGGCTGTTTTTTTGAGTTCAAACAATCCAAGTTGCATACTTTTTTGCGTTGGCTGATTCCAAGACTCACCGCGACGACTGATTAGGTAGCCATTTGCTCTAAGCCACTGAAAGAGTTTGTTTTGACCAATATTGATTCCATTCTGTTTCAGGATTTTAGCTAGTTCACCAATCAGACAAGATGATTTGCTAGCACTTACAGCGTCTGCGAATAGTACCTTGGGCTTATCTTTTTCGATCTTCGTTTCTAAATGTTTAACCTGCTCCGTTAGACCTTGTAAAAAGTTCCCTAATGCATTAGGATTCGTCAATAAGTCCACTGCTTTATAGTCCGTGACATAAGCTCCTTGCTTACGGATAGCTGGTAGCACTTCGCTTGTGACCCAGCGCTTGAATTCTTTTGCTTGTGGAAGCTTGCTAGATAAGATGAGAGAGTAGAGACCGCTTTCGTTGATGATGGTCTGATTTCTCATTTGACCTGCCGTCGCGATTTGCGACGTTAGCTTATCTTCTGTATCAACATGTTTTGAAAGTGCATCTCTTGAATTTGAATATCCCAGAATATCTGCCACATCCTTACCTACAAAATAAGGTTCATTGTCAATAGTTACTGTTCGGACTTCTTGTCCTTTAAAGTTAAAAATCTCTTGCATACTGTCCTTTCTGTTTTGGTATAATTAAAATAAAAACGAGGTTTATGATGATCGATTATTTTTGATATATAGATGCATTCTAGAGGTTATCCACGATGAACACAGCAGTATAACCGATGCATTTAAGCTATTTGAATTTCTTTCCGAAAAAGAGGAACTTTTTAAAATGAGAGAGACTTTCCCGCAAAAAATCGTTGTAGAGGCTACCCTTGAAGTTCTCGATAGCCTTATCGATGATGGTTTAATCATTGCAAAACGTTATCCCACAGCTGATGGAACACTTTATCAAATCAAAAGATTATCTACTGCTGGATATTCTTACTTGCTCTTATTACAAAAAACCGCTACCTCCGAAAAAGTCAAAGATTTTCTAAAATCTGAAGGTTTTCCACTAACTCCGAAAAGCGTATCAAAAGCAATAGCTAACTTAATCTGGTAAATCACTTTTGAACTTGTAGATTTCTACAGGTTCTTTTGTTCCTCGAATTTTGCGGTATTCGCTAACTGCAACTGTTAAACTGACCTCGTTGTTCATGTTATCCACTTTGATAGAATCTTTGATAACATAGGGCACTCGATAATTATTGATATAAAATGCATTATCGTATTCTGTAATTATGTTTTCCATATTTTCTCCTTTCTAGTGTTGTGTTGCTCATTGATTTACACGGTTAAACCGTGTTTTGTTGGTAAAAAAATAATATCAGAGTAGTTGACATCGTATAGTTTCTCTATTTTATTTATTTCAATAGCATCTGGAAACGTTTTTGCATTTTCCCAATTGCTTAATTTCGAAACTGAAATTTTTAGTTTTTTAGCTGCCGTTTCTTGGTTCCAATTCTTCGAAACCCTAAGCATTTTCAACGTCATTTTAGTCATTCCCCCACCCCCTTTCTATCTGTTTTTAATACCTCTAATCTGCTATAATGTGGGCAGAAAGGAGGTGAATGTGATGGATCCATTAAAAATTAACATAAAGTTTGACGGCGATTTCCGTCAAGTTGTTTTAAAACTTGCAAATACTTTTGAACCTTCTGAATTGCCACAATTAGACAGTTTTAGTAATCTGCAAGAACTAACAGAAGAGCTTTCGATTTCTATTTCTCAAGATTTTGCTCATCAACTTCAACCTTTGATTGCTCAGAGGATTGATGAGTTGATCCAGAAACAACTGCCTTGATTTCCTTTTCGCCTAGCCGTAGATTAACTTCTAGGCTAGGTGCTTTCATTTTCTCCATTTTCTCCCCCCCCTTTTCGGTGATATAATTTAAATAAAACGATTGGAGAAAGTATATATGACTACCCTTGAAAAACAGTTACCTAAAATTACAAAAACATGTTTTGTAGTCACTGCTATTGGCCAAAACGGAAGCCCTGAAAGAATTCAAGCAGACAAAGTTCTTAAATACCTTATTGAACCTGTTTGCAGAGAATTTGGCTATAAAGTCGTTCGTGTTGATAAAGAATCGACTAATGGTGACATTAACGAAAGTATCATCAACCATTTAAAAAGCGATGAACTAGTTATTGCCGACATGACAGGCCATAATGCTAATGCATTTTATGAGTTCGGTTTCAGACAAGCGCTTGGTTTGCCTTTGATCCCTATTATCAAGCATACTGAAAAACTACCGTTTGATGTCATTGCTAGACGAACTGTTTTTTATGATACAGATGTTGCTGAAATAGAAAATTCTAAAGAGCGTTTACGGAACATGGTTCACGATGTAGATGCTTTTGTTATGCCATCTCAAAGAAGCCAGTCGGAATTAAATCTTCAATCTATTGATAGCAAACTTAACGAAGTTTTGAACCTCCTTAAAAAAGATAATCCCAAAACTAAACCTGCGACACCTACTAAAGTTAAAACTCATGAAGATTCCAGAAAGTTCAACGAAAATCTTATAGCAAATCTTAAAATAAATAATGAAGATATAAAACTGAAAAGTGTCGAAACATTGCAACAAAGTTTACAAAGAATAATAACAGATCAAAATTCTTCAGATACTATTAATGCTTCATTTCTACAACGTGAGCCAATCCCTCGACTTTCCCTTTCAGATAAGAAATTTTGAGTTCTTCATTCTCCAGAATTTTAATCATTTCGTTTCGAGATGTTTCAATACCTTGTAATTCTAAACGAATTTTATTAATTTCATCTACTATGCTTTCCATATTCCATCCCTTTCCACTCCCTCTCGGGAGTTTTTATTTTGTAATAAACCAAGCAATCAACCAAGTGACACCACCTAGCACTAACAGCGCTGATAATACGCCACCTTCAAATTCGATGCTTGTTTTTTCTTTGCCATCACGACTAGTAAACGTGTGTTCTAAATCGCCAAGCATTAGTTTTTTCCAATTCATGCAACCTCTCCTTTCATTCTTGCGGAGATACAGCCAATGTGCTAAACTAAACTTACCCCGTTAGGGGAGAGGGCTTCTTAGCCCTCTAATTATCCTCACCACTCTATTGAGTAGTGAATCTTAAGCTTAAACCAAAGAATCTTGATTTCGACTTCTAGTTCTTTGTGTTTAGGCTTTTTGTTTAGCCTAGACTTCATCAGCTGTACCTCCTTTTGATTTGCTTAATTCCTTAAGCTTGATTATAGTTTAACACGGTTTAACCGTGTTGTCAACACAAAATTACTATTTTTTTTATTTTTTAAATTATTTTTTGACAAAAGCACGGTTTATCCGTTATAATACAATTAGAAATGAGGTGTTGCTATGAGTGGGTCTCTCGGAAATAAAAAGATAATGGCTTCAAATATAAGAAGACATTTAGAAAAAAAGAATATGAACCCTAAAGAGTTTTCAAAAGCGATGAATTTTAAGTACAGCACAGTTTTAGATTGGGTAAACGCCAAAACTTATCCAAGAATCGACAAAATCGAATTGATGGCTAACTATTTTAATGTTGAAAAATCTGATTTAGTAGAAATGTATTCCCCTAAAATCATTTCTGCTACAAAAATCAACAACAAAGTCGCTCTATTAGATAAAAAACTCAAAGAACCTCGTCACAGTGATTGGATAAAACATGGTGAAAATCTTTTATCTGAACAAAACACAGTAGGAAACAGTAAGGATATAGTAGAAGAACCACAAGCCACCTACTACACCTACAACTACTACGACCATGCTGCTTCAGCTGGTACAGGACAATATCTAAATGATGTACAAGTAGAAACAATTGAGTTGCCAGTCGATTATGACGCTGATTTTGTTATTCCTGTTTATGGAGATTCTATGGAACCTGAATATCACTCTGGTGATTATGTGTTTATTAAACTATCCGTAGAGCTCGCAGATGGCGATATAGGCGTCTTTGAGTATTATGGTGACGCTTATATCAAACAGCTGCTTATAAATGACGAGGGGGCATTTCTGCACAGTTTAAACAGCAAATATGAGGATATACCCGTAGATAGAGATAGCGACTTTAGAATTATTGGTGAAGTTGTGGGAAGTTATTCGGGTAAATGACAATTCCGTCCAATGAGGAAGTTTTTTGGGTAAATTTTAAAAATTAAGATTATTTTTATAAGGAGATTTATTATGAAAAAATGTTCAATTATTGCAATAGTTGTTGTTGGAGTTATGGCTACAGCTACAACTCCAGAATTATCTAACAAGTTATTTAGTCAATCTGTTACTGTAGTTGCTGTATCAAAGGAATACCAAAACGCTTTAGAAACAGCAAAAATGGTGAAAGACGCCAATATGTCAAAAAAAGCATTTTATAACATGATGATTAATGAAAGTAAATTTGAAAAGAAAGCTGTTGATTATGCAGCAAAAAAATTAAAGATAAACTGGAAAAAGAATGCACTTGCCCAAGCTAAAAGTATGCAAAAATTCGGCGCATCAAAAGAAACGATAAAAGAACAACTTTCTGCTAACAGCGACGGTGGTGGTTTTACTAAAAAAGAAGTAAATTATGCTATTAAACACCTAGAAGACAATAATAAAGACAAATAAAAAAAGCCCCCCGCTCAACTTTGGTCGGTGCGAGCGTGAGGCGAATCTAGTATAGTAAAAACCTGCTTTAAGTAGGTCTCTTTACTGTACTCATTTTAACAGAAAATGAGGTAAAAAACAATGTGGCACGAAAAACAAGCAAATGGCAATATAAAGTTTATCGAATATTATAAAGACCCTTATACAGGAAAACGTCAACGGGCTTATGTCACGCTTGATAGATATACAAAACAATCCGAAACAAAGGCACGGAGATTACTTAATGAGATAATTGAATACAGGATAAAATCTTCCGGAGATCAATTTGTTCGATTTGGACAATTGGTAGAAGAGTGGAAGACATCACATTCAAAAACTGTAAAAGCAAGAACCATGAAAGTTTACAGGCACCCAATTGAAAAGATTAAGGATTTTATCGGAGATGATGTGCTCGTAAAGAATATTGATGCTAGATTACTACAAAAATTTATAGATTATTTGAAGGACAGATATTCAGATAATACCATCAATTTAATTAAACAACCACTCAATATGATGCTTGATTACGCTGTTAGAATGGAGTATATTATGTCTAATCCAATGAAAAATGTTGTCACCCCTAAACGTAAAAAGATGTCAAAAAAGCAGCTTGAAGATAGATATCTAGAAACTGAACAAAACCAAAAAATCATTGAACAGTTAAGAAATCCTATTTATGGTAATCATATCGCAAACTTTTCTGAGATTATTTTTTTAACAGGAATGAGACCAGGAGAGTTACTAGCGCTTAGATGGGATCATATTGATTTTGAAAAATTAAAGATAAAGATTGAGTATACTCTCGACTACACAACAAACGGGCATGCAAATGCTGAATTAGGTTCTGTTAAGAACGACGGCTCATATCGAACAATAGACATACCTCTGAGGGTTAAAGAGTTGCTAGTCGAAGAGTTAAATTACCAAAATACAAATGACTTACGAAGCGATTTTGTTTTCATTACTAATAAAGGGAAACACCTTTCAATAAATACAATAAATCGTAGGATCAAAAAGACATCTGAAAAATTATATGGTATAGTAATTACTAGCCACTCATTCAGGCATGCACACATTACTTTATTAGCCGAATTAGGAATACCACTCAAATCCATTATGGATAGAGTTGGGCACACTGATGTCAATACAACCATAAAAGTTTACACTCATGCTACTGATAAGATTGGTAAACAAATGATGGACAAAATAAATAAATTTGTCCCTATTCAGTCCCTTTAG